GTGAAGATGCTAACGTGGTTATCTCCACCGAGAACGCCGACGACTTCGAGAAAAACATGATCTCAATTCGTTGCGAAGAGCGCCTGGCGCTGGCCGTCAAGCGTCCTGAGGCGTTCATCTACGGTAATTTCACTGCCCCTGCAACTGGCGGACAGTAACTTTTAATGCGGCTTTCGGGCCGCTTCTTTTTTTCGGAGAGCTTATGAAACTTACCTTGATTCGACCAATTGTTGTTGATGGCAAAGTTCTGGTGGAAGGGGAAACTTTTGAAACCCTGGAACAGCACGGACGTGAACTGGTAAAAAAAGGGTATGCCGTGGTAGACGACTCCGCTATTACTCCTGATGAACCGGAGCCGGAGCCGGAGCCGATTATTGAAGATGCACCGACTAAGAAAGGTAGAAAGTAATGCTGGCGCTGGCGCTGGTTAAACAGCACTGCCGTATCGATAGCGATGAGGCAGCAGAAGATGCGCTGCTTTCAACCTACATTCTTGCGGCTACACGTTACGTGGAAACCTGGACGCGGCGCAGGCTTTATGAGGATGTTGACTCAACTGGCTATATCACTGATGAAGATGGGCTGCTACTAACCGCTGATATTACAGCGGCCATGCTGCTTCTGATCGGGCACTGGTATGCAAACAGGGAGGCCGTTAGCGTTGGCGGCCCTGTCGAAACCCCTCTGGCTGTTGATTCACTTCTGCAGCCTTACCGTATTTACGGGTTGTAATATGGCCTGCTCCGGATGCGCCGCCCGGCGCGAGTGGCTAAAAAACTGGATGAGGATCGCGTATGAGCGAGCAACAGGTAATTCAGCTGCTGGCAGCGCTGGCAGCCCAGACAAAAGCACTGAACGAACACACCGCAGCGACAACCCGCCTGGCGGAATCAAATGAAGCGCTGGTAGGTTTGCTTTGCCAGGATTGCATCGAAACGACAACGATTGACTCCCCGCATCCGACTTACCTCAGCACAAGGCCAAGGGGGTAACCATGCAGGCCGGCAAGCTTAATAAGCGCGTCATGCTACAACGCCCTGTAAAAGTACAGAGCCCGGTGACGGGAGCTGTTACCGATGACTGGGAGGACGTGAAAAAGTTATGGGCTAACATCACCGACCTTTCCGCCCGTGATTTTGTTGCAGCTCAGGCAGGGCAAAGCGAGGTAACAACGCGCATTACGATCCGCTGGCGTGATGATGTGACGGATAAGCACCGTATCCTCCACGGGCCAAAGATCTATAACATCTCTGGCGTGCTGGAGGACGACAAAAGCGGTAAAGAATTCCTTACTTTGCCGTGCTCACGAGGTGTTAATAATGGCTGACGGCGTTGATTTCAGCATCATCGGTGTTGAGGCGTTGCTGGGTAAGCTGTCGTCGGTAAGTGAAGATTTGCGCCGTCGCGGCGGTCGGGCCGCTCTTCGGCGCGCCGGTAACGTTATTGTCGAAAAAGCGAAAGCGAACGCCAGCCGAATCGATGATCCACATACTGGCCGCAGCATTGCCGCAAACGTGGCAATGCGCTGGAACGGGCGGGTTTTTAAAACTACCGGCAACCTCGGATTTCGAATAGGCGTTCTTCACGGCGCGGTACTGAAGAAGCATCCGGATCTTGGTGAAAATGCCCCTACGCCACACTGGCGACTGATCGAGTTCGGTACTGAGAATGTGCGCGCCCAGCCGTTCATGCGCC